ATATATTTGTGATCATTGTCATATATAGGTACAATGGCGCGATTGTGCATGGGCTTTTTGGGATTATCACAGTATCCTATGTCATATTCCTCAAGGATTTTTCTAGAAAACCCTCTTTCTATATAATATTGTGAGGGGACTTGGACTTTTTGTCTATAAACCTCCCTAGTGATGCCAATTCCACGAGCTTTCTGAGTGGATAGGCTATTAACAAGGCCTCCGAATTTCATTTTTTCGATATTTATATTTTCGCTACTGAGGGAATCAAAATCTTGATCTAAATGTGGCTTCCTTATCTCCTTCGTGTTCCCAATTGTGGCGAAAACGAGAAAGTGCCCCTCTAATAAAGTGGATAAAGCTATTTCCAAAAGCCTCCTCGCACTGATGGGTGCGGCACTTGTAGTGCACCTTGTAGTCCCCATTGTAATACATGTTGAGTGCCGTAGGATTGTCTCCTCCATGGATAGGGCACACCGACTTTATTAAAATTTCATTTTTATAGGAGCTTCGTATACCAAAGTATTCATATATTTGATCTATATATTGTACAGCCATCTGTGACAGAGCCTTTAGCTTGCCATAGTCACCGTATTTATACGAAGGGGATGTCTTCATTGTCTGAGTACACTTCATCATCATAGTTTGCGTCAATGCCATCTTCTAATTCAAACGCAGTATATCCTTCTATTATTTTACCACAAGAGCCATTCATTCTAATGTTAATATAGTCTCTATCTTCCAAGCCTTCTCCGTGCCTAGCAATAACCGGCACGAGCTTTCTGTTACCATGCTCTGGGCCGTCTTTTGCTATTTCTTCATCAGACTTTGTCTTGTAGATGCTAAAATTAGAGCATAGCCAGATGATCCTGTCAGAACCAGAGGCCGTATCTGTGGACTCCTTGTTGATACCGTCCCTATTTAGTTGTATAAAGGAGAGTATGGGAACCTCATATCTTAATGCAAAATTATGTAAGGCTGTCATCATAAACCCTAGAACTTGAAATTCTTTCATGTCCCCTTTTAGCTCTGCCGAATCCATAAGCTTTAGGTAGTCATAGATTATGACACAATCTTTTGCTTTGCCCTTATCATTTAATCCAACAACCTTGGCGATCCATCTACGCATAACAGAGATTTGATCTTCAAATACTGCCCCTCCAATTGACTTGAAATAGTAAGGGAGGTTCTTGATTTCTTCTGCCGCATCAAAAACTTTCTTTTTAGAGGCTGCGTTTTCTGCAAACTTTCCTGTTTCAATGTCATTAATCTCTACCCCTGTGAGCATTGCCATGAGACGGTTTTGGTGATCTTCCTTTCTCATTTCTGTATCTAGATTTAATACTGGGATGCCAGATTTTGCAATATGAACGCCAATGTTATCTGCCAGCAACGTTTTTCCTATCTTCGGTCGTGCTCCAATCACATTAACCGTTCCTCTTCTTAGACCTCCTCCTATAGCAAAGTCATATCTAGGATAGCCCGTAGAAATTCCTATTTGGTCAACGGGATCTTCGGAAAGTTCGGTTAGATATTCTTCTACGTCATTGAATATTTTTATAGGAGCATCATCACTGTCAGATAAAAGAGAAGTGAACTCAAAGATAGACTCTTCTGCAATCCCAAGTATATTTGAAATTGGCTCATCTCCTTTGATCTCTATATACTTTTCCTTTGTAAGCTCTAGCTGATCATACATCATTCGTGCTATTTGTAGCTTTCTAATTTTAGCAGCAAATGACCTAACATTTTTCAGAAGAACTGGAAACTTCATTATGGAAGCTAGATGAGAGACTTCTTGGGTGTTGAAGAAACCGGTTAATCCTATTTCTTTGGCCGCAGAAAGAATGGAAGGGACGTCTATTTCGGCAGAATCATTTTTATCTATAATGTGTTTGAGGCATGAATAAATAGAGACGTTAGATTCTATCGTAAAGCTATTATCATCAATAATATCGGCAACATCAAAGAATGCGCTTGATCCATAGCGACAAATGCCAGATAATATCGCTCGTTCTGCGGGTAAGTCTTGTAAAATCATAAATAAAAAAGTTTTTTTGTTGGTTTTGAAAAAGTGGTCATTTAAAAAGGTTGAATTTCCGTTTTTCTAATCACAAGCCTGTGATGAGCATTTGTTACATTTCCATCTTTTTATATCGTATACCACTGAAGATGAGACATCTTCTATGACCCCACAGGAGCGACATGCTATCTCTACGATATTCGAGGATCGTGTTCTGGGAGTGCGATCTAGACCTTTGTTCTCGTTGTCAGCTGCCGAAGCTTCTTGTAGCTCCTGTTTCTCAGCTGCCGTTAGCACGGTGTTTTTCATAAAATCATCAAATTTATTTGGTCTATCACCAGAAGTATCAACGGCACTACTTCTACACGCATCTCCTTTGTCATTTCCATAAGCTTTGGTGGATCTTTTAGATCGTGGAGGCTGTTTTTCCTTATTTTTACGTCGGGTTCCTTTTCCCCTTCTTCTTTTCTTTTTAGAGGAGTCAATGGGGTGAACCATTTCTTCTCCGGATTCACCCTCCTCTCCGACATTTCCGGAAGGACAATCGGGTCCGATTTCCTTCTCGGAATCGACTATAATTTCCATAAGTTCAGCTTTGGTAAGCCCTTTTAATAATCGTTTCAATTCTTCTTTTTTATTCATACCGCCTACCAGCTTTCGCCCTCTGAAGATTCAGAAAAAGATCTGCTAAATTTTTAATGGAGCTTGCAATATGGATAAGTCTATCCGCGCGTTGTTGGGCATATTTTTTAATAGCTAAAAGCTTCCTCGCGTAGTCGTTCTCTTTAATGGCCTGATGGTACTGGCTGTCCCATGAACCAGAGTATTGATTTTCTTTGCCAGAAATAACAGACTTTAGCGATGTCTGGGCCCACTGAACGCGAGCGACTTCTCGGTTCTGGGAGCGAAGCACATGAAAAGAAAGGCCTCCCAAAAGAAGCGAAGCTTCGGCGCACTCTTCAAGGGTTAATTTTTCTATGGAAGTTCTGTCCATCTGCATATATTCATGAACGGAGGGCTCATGGAAGTCAGCAGCATAGGAAGGTAGTCCTATGGAGGACTCGTACTCATCCAAAACAGAGTCTAGTCTAGCTAATTGTTCCGTTGCAGTATTCGGCTTTTCCACTCTTCGACCTTCTCATTAAACGGAAGTGCGACGTATGTAATATTATTATACTCGCACCATTCCTTTTTGCGCGCATCTCTTTTTCGTTGGTGAGCAAAATCCTGCGCAGACGTGTGAAACAAGGGATTAAACTTATAGTGCTGTTCTCCGTGGGCTTCTATTGCTAACTTGAGGGTGTTAATATAGAAATCAAAGAAGAGTCTTTCGTTTCTTGTGATCGGTATGGCTACTTCTTCTAGGATCTGGACCGTAGGAAAAAGTTCAACGAGAAGGTTTTTTGCTTTCAAGTGTAGCTTGGAACGAGGCCTTGTGTCATTTGCTTTTGTTACGTATCCTTGCAAATTCCAATTATTACTTTCATTGTTTAGGTCTCGAATTTTCACTTTTCAATTCCAACCATAGTAAATACTTCTTTTTCAAAGCTCTTATACTCTTTAGGGTTTTCCTCTAGGTAGGATGCGAGATTTACTTTTCCCTGAATCTTTTCATCGTTAGGAAGCTTGAGCCAAGATCCAGACTTGACAACAAGGCCGAAGTCAACCATAAGGTCGGCAAGCTCCATCTCTTTCCAGATCCCTCGACCATATTTGATGTGACTTGCAACCTTCTGTCCCGGCGGCCCGATGGCAGAGGTCATCACTTGCCAATTTACAGTCTGTCCAATCTGGGTATCTCCCTGCATGATGGGCTGCGAGTGGCTGGCATGTAGCTTAACATCCACTTGATACTTAAGAGCACTCCCAGACTTCTCTATTTTAGCTTTTCCACGACCAAACTTTTGAACGTTTGCCATCAAGTGAGTAATTCCCACTACGGTGACTCGATTTATAGGTAGAGCATTTGATATACGGCGGCAGAACTTAGCCAGTATTTTTTGTACACTCATAACTTGCACGTCTGCTAGGTCCCCTGTTAGCTCAGACTCGCTCGCCAAAGCCGAGAAGGAATCCACTACCGCTATTGATCCCGGTTTTGTGTGGACTATGTTGTCTATTATTGACAGATATTTTTCTGCTGAAAGAATATTGCCCTCGGTGGAGGAAATAATTTGCATTGTCTCAGCATTAAGATCAAGCCCACTAATGCCTTCTAAGTCCCGCTTTCTTAGCCTCCCCTCTATGTTGGCATAGTATACATCTCGTTCGTATTCTTGGGCGTTTGCGCAAAATGCAAGGGCTGTTACGGTTTTTCCAACCTTTTCTGGGCCTGTCATGATAAACAGAGAACCCTCTGGTACTCCGCCCCCCAGAGCAATGTCTATTTTAGGGCTTACGGAAAGAGTTTTGAGGGGGCGATCTGTTATTACTGAAGGATCATGAAGAACGTTACCGTATTCTTTAATAATATCCTTATTCATCAAGCTCTCTTAGTTTTGATATGATAGACTGTTTCTTGTTAGCACTTTTATGTTTTATGTTGTCTTCTTCAGGCACATCATAATTTGTTTCAGACTCTCTCTTTACAATCTCGCTGTCCTTCTCTTGAATTATACCATACAACATGGGGGCGCGAAGAGAATATGTCTTCCAGCACCTCTTATCTTTCAACGCAGCTATGATAGCGTCTGCCGGAAATTCTTTAAGGAGTTTGTTGGCAAGCGTAATTTGATATCTGTAATAATTACGCCATTCCTTAATCTCCCAAAACTTTATTGGAAGTTCCTTTTGGTCTTTCTGAGCCTTTTTTTCACAAATTAATTCAGTGATGTATTGCGGCGCAGAAACCCATCCTCCGGGAGAGTAGCGGGAGGGATATTGACTTTTGTTTGTTCTCTTTTTAGTCATGAATTGAGTGAATGGTATTGGCATTGTTGCGTGGAGCAACATGTCTTTCTCTTGCTGCATCTATTCGTTCAGAGCCAGCTTGAGTCATAATGGCTACCCCTTTATTACCTGTTCCTGTTTCGTTTATAATAAAGGTACGGTCTTCTTCTTGTTCTAAAGATTCTACATAGGTCTCTACCTCTTCGGCCTCTCTGCCGAGGGTTTTGGAAATGTCTTGTGCTGACATCTTATTGTAATGCATACCTTGGATGCAATATTTTTCTGCATCAGTCAACTGCTTTGCTTTTGATAGCTTTCCCATTATATTAATCCCTTTCTGCGTTGTTTAACCACGCGCTATTTTTAGTTTTTAAGAACTGAATGTAAAAATTAAAGACCTTTTCTGTTTCTTCTTTGAACTCCCATTCGGGCTTTCCAGCATGTCGCAATTGTTTGTTGGCAGTTCCTTCGCTATATAGCCCAATGGGGTTATACAGTTTTCCATAACGGCCCCTTTTTACAAAAAATTTAGGCTTAGAGTTCCCAACTATTGATTTTGCGTAAGCATCTGGACTCTCTTGATTTGTTCTAGGGAAACCTTCTTCATCTAACCACTCATGTTTTCCAAAGATGGTATAAAAGAGGGTCTCTTG